ACCTTCTTCATCTGATGTAAGCATACAATTTGCTTGTAATTCGTCAAATGCAGTTTTTACAATAGACAACGTATCAGTAAAACAAGTTGATCCAAATGATTATTGGACTTTAGGAACTGGTTGGAGTTTTGGAGATGGTAAAGCAATTGCAGTAAACGCAAGTAATCAATCTTTAACACAATCAACTTCTTCGGTATTATTAAACAAAAAATATAGAATTAGTTTCGATGTAGAATACATATCAGGGAGTGCTAAATTTCAGCTTGTAGGTGCCGCAGCCCAAGACGTTGCCACAATCACAAGTAGTGGGACAAAAGTGATTGAAGTTGTTTCTGATGCTAATAAAACGTCTTATAGAGTTAAAGGGTTGACAACAGGTAGCGGGTTTAATGGCTCAATAGACAACGTAAGCATAATAGAAATAACAGACGACACAGACTTACCAAGAATAGATTATACAGATGGAAATGGGAGTTTGTTGTTAGAACCGCAGTCCACGAATTTATTACCTTATTCAGAAGATTTTAGTCAATGGACCGCAAGTTCGGGGGTTACAATTACGGCCTCACAAATTAATGAATTAACGGGGAACAATGACGCTTCCAAAATAGAAACAAACGGAACATCGGGATATCAACAAATTCTTCAAACCATATCGGCTACAAGCGGAGTGAACACTTTTAGTGTTTTTGCGAAAAAAGGAACAAATGACAGAATTTCATTACGTGGTTTATCGGGAACTGATGTAAGATTGATTGTTGATTTAACAAATGGAACTTTTATAGGTGCAACAAATTACTTGTCAAGAACTATTGAAGATTACGGAAACGATTGGTATAAAATATCTGTAACTTTCACTGGTGCAAACACTAATTTTTACATTTACCCGCAACATTTAGGAATTGCGAGTGCGGGATATGTTTACGTTTATGGCGCACAATTAGAACAACAATCATTTGCAACTTCTTACATACCAACAAACGGAGAAGTAAACGGAGTTACAAGAGATGCAGACGTATGCAACAATTCAGGTTCAAGCGATTTAATAAACTCAACCGAGGGGGTATTGTATGCTGAAATAGCTGCTTTGGCTGATGATTTAACTTTTAGAGGTATTGCATTAAGTGACGGAACAACCGACAATAGAGTTATGTTAAGATATAGAACAACTACAAATCAAATTAATTTATTTATTAAGGCTGATGGTGTTCTTATTGTCAATTCCACCAAAGCATTGACCGATATTACAAATTATTCAAAAATTGCTATAAAGTATAAATCAGGTGATATTGCGTTATGGGTAGACGGTCAAGAAGCAAAAACCCATACAAACACATTCACATTAATTGGATTAGACAGATTAAATTTTGACGCTGGAAACGGTTCAGACGATTTTTACGGAAAAGTCAAATCCGTTGCAGTATTTAAAGAAGCATTAACAGATGCGGAACTTCAATGTTTGACTTCATAAAATAACATTGTAAAATTTTGTATTTTTGTACAAACTACAAAAATGGCAATTTTAGACAAAGCAAAATTTTTATTAATTCCGTCCGGTTACAAGTCCGCAAAAGTTTATTCAATTTTTCCAAGTTCCGGCGCATTTGATTTCACGTTTGCGCGTACCGGTGACGACGCAACGCGTCAAAATGTTAGCGGTTTAATCGAAACAAAAAGCGCTAATATTCCGCGTTTGAATCATTACAATGGCGGTTGTCCGTCTTTACTTATTGAGGGTTCGCGAACCAATAGACAAATCCGATCAGAAGAATTTGACAATGCAGAATGGGGCAAAGTAAACATCACCGCAACGGCGAATCAAATCACATCACCGGACGGCACAACAAACGCCGACAAAATTTTAAGAACGTCAACATCGGCGGCTTATATTCAAGACGCTTCATTAAAAGTTTCGGCGGCGGTTCATCAAATGACAACATCGGTTTTTGTTAAACAAGGTGAAGGCGATTACTTTGCTTTAAGGTCAACCGGAACTTATCCAAACCGCGTTGACGCAAAGTTTCAATTTAGTACAAAAACAATATTTTCATACACCGCAACCGGAACATTCACCGCCGGAAACACAAAAGTTGAGGAATACGGCAACGGGTGGTTTCGTTTACAATTTGATTACACAACGGACACCGCTTCAACAATTAGCGCCACCTTTTCGCCGCGATCATCGAACGGCGTTATTGACGCAACAAATCCAACGTCAACGTCATTTGTTTATTTATGGGGTTGCCAGGTTGAACAATTAGTCGGCGCAAGTACATATATAAAAACCGAAGCCGATATGGTCACGCGAAATTTTGACGATTGTGTGAATACGTCCACATTCACTTTGGGCGCCGATGCGACGTTTTATTTTGATTTTGAAATTGACACGTTCACCGCAAGTTTTCAACGCTTATATGCCGCCACAAACGCCGGATTGACAAAATATTTGAGATTAAACACAAAAAAAGACGGAACAAATTATTTTGCTTATGTACGTGCAGCGTCAAACAATGGGACGGCAAATTCATTAATTACGTCAAGTGAAAATTTAATACCATTTTTTCAGCGCAATAAATTGGCGATTCGTTTATTTGGCAATTCTTTTAAAATATTTTTGAATGGATCACAAATAAAAGCCGGAACGGTCACGGGTGATTTTGACGTTTTAAATGGCGAAGCAATCGTTTCAGATTTTGCCGAATCAACATCAAGCAATTCAACGCGGAAATTGTTTGCGCACGCTATATTTGACGAAGCATTGACAACAAGCGAATTAACAACATTAACAACACTTTAAAATAAATAAAAATGATAGTTAAAAAATACGAATTTCCAAACGAAAAAAAAGCGGACGAATACATTAAAAAATTAGGCGTTATAAAAGACGACGAGGGCAACGAACACCCCGCACACAAAAATTCAATTGTGAAGTTGGGTTTTATTTGCACAAAAAAAGGCGAATATAATGACGAGGGCGAACAAATACAAGCGCCGGAATTTGCGGAAAAATATTCCGTTGATGTCCTTTGGCGCGATTCAATCCGTCCGGTTGATGAGGAAACAGAAATTGAGGGCGATTTGCCGTTGGATTTATGGGCCGATTATGAAATTGTTTTGGACGATGAGGGCGTTCACGCATTTATGGGCGTCAAATATATCAAATAATTAAAATAAATAATTCGTATATTTACAAAAAATTTAATAAACTTAAAAAATAAATAAATGGCAACAACGGGAGTTTTTAACGGGACAAACTTATTATTAAAAATTGAGGGAACAACGGTCGGACACACGACATCTTGTTCTTTATCTTTATCAATGGACACGCCGGAAGCGACAACAAAAGATTCCGCCGGATTTTCAGAATATATCGCCGGAGTTAAAGGCGGTGAAATATCATTCGAGGGTTTAATTGCTTATGACGATACTTCAAACGCAATTGAAATGGCCGATTTCTTATTGGCTCGAACACAATTAACTTGTGTATTTGGAACAACTGAAAGCGGGGACGCTATATATACCGCCGAAGCATTTTTAACATCTGTTGAAATGTCCGGCGAAATGGAAGCGGCAACCACTTATTCCGGTTCGCTTACAATCACCGGCGCGATCACCAAGTCCACAAACTAAAAAATTTAAAGTTTATTATTTTCTGCCGCCGTCATATTTTTGGCGGTGGCTTTTTTATTTATTAACGACAAACAACAACAAAAATGGCAAACAAACAAAAAGGCTACATTGACATCAATGTCGGTGGCAAAAAACGAACACTTCATTTTTCAATGAATTTTTGGTCGGAATTTACCGAACAAATGGGAATTTCACTTCAAGACATCGGAAACGTTTTTCAAAACGGTATATCATTAAAGGGATTGCGGGCGCTTATTTATTCCGCAATATTGGCAAACGACCAGGAAAACGGAAACGATGTTGATTACAATATTTTCACCGTTGGTGCGTGGTTGGACGATTTGGAAGCGGAAACAATCAACGACATTGTGAACGCGATGTTGCAATCCAAAATTTTGGGCAACTCATTAAACGCCGAAATGGAAAAGCCGGGAAAGGTGAAGCCGTCAAAAAAGTAAATTTTGAAACTTTAACCGATTATTATATCGGTTTGATTGGCATAAAACCAAACGATTTTTGGCGGCAAACGTGGCGTGAAAACGGATTGATCGCCGAACATTATCACAACAACATCAATTTGCAATGGGAACAAACGCGGTATTTGGCCGCAATGATTCACAATGTCCAATGTCAAAAGAAATCGCAAATGTTGAAACCGGAACAATTGTTTGAATTGCCGGTTGACAAAAAACGTCAAATTGAACGCGCCAAACCAAAATCGACACGGGAACAAATGGAAGCGTTTGAATTAAAAGCCAAACAAATGACGAACAAAAAGACGTTAAAATAATTACAAAAAACGGCAAAAGTACCGAAAACGGACATTTGATTTAAGGCGCTTTTTAGCCGTTTTAAGCGGTTTTTATACTGCTGCGGTATATATATACCAAAAATTCGAGAACATTCAACAGTCAAAATTTACCTTCGTATAAAATTGAAAAAATTTTTTAAATTTTAATGCGTCTTTTTTTTTGTATTTTTGTCTAAAATATTCCTTTTATGGCCGAATCAAATTTAAAATTAAACATCACCGGCGATTCGTCGAAACTTAAAAATGCTTTAAGTTCCGCGAGTTCAAAATTACAATCTTTTGGTTCTAAAATGCAAAGCGTTGGCAAATCAATGACCACACGTTTGACGTTGCCTTTGGTCGCTGCGGGCGGCGCTGCAACAAAATTGGCTTTGGATTTTGATAAGTCAATGACGCAAATCGAATCATTGGTTGGTATTGCTGCTGATGAAGTTGCAAAAATGGGCGAAGCCGCAAAAACAATGGCAACCGAAACCGGTCGAAGCGCAAACGAAGCCGGTGAAGCATTGTTTTTTATAACGTCCGCGGGTTTAAGAGGTGCCGAGGCAACAAACGTTTTAAATGCTTCTTTAAAAGCGGCCGCGGTTGGATTGGGTGAAACAAAAACAATTGCCGATTTGGCAACGTCCGCGATGAATGCTTACGGGGTTGAAAATTTAAACGCAACCGGTGCAACCGATATTTTGGTTGCTGCGGTTCGCGAGGGAAAATTGGAAGCGTCCGAATTAGCCGGTGCAATGGGCGGCGTCATTCCGATCGCGTCAAATATGGGCGTTGGATTTGATGAAGTCGGCGCGGCATTGGCGGCAATGTCAAGAACGGGAACAAACGCGGCAAACGGTGCCACACAATTAACCGCAATTTTAGCATCAATAAAAAAACCAACACAACAAAGCGCCGAGGCAATGTTGGCGTTGGGAACATCGCAAGAGGAAGTTTCGCAATCATTAGCCGAAAGGGGTTTAATGCCTACATTGTTGGATTTGTCGGCTCGTTTAGAACAAGCCGGAATGGACGCCACGGCAATATTTCCAAACATTCGGGCGTTAAAAGGGGTTTTGGATTTAACCGGAAAAGGCGCCGCGGACAATGTTAAGATATTCGACGCATTAAGCGATACAATGGGCGCAACCGACGAAGCGTTCAATAAAACCGCCGATTCGGCGTCATTTCAATTTGCGCAAGGAATGGCAACAATGAAAAATTCTCTAATGGAAATCGGACAAATTATTTTGCCGGCGGTTGTTAAAGGAATTACGAAGTTGTCAAAATTTATAAAAGGTTTGTCCGATAGTTTCAAAAATTTATCACCGGGAACGCAAAGTTTTGTTTTGGCATTAACCGGTATTTTAGCCGCCGCCGGACCTATATTGATAATGTTTGGTAAATTAATGACCGGATTGACGGCGTTGGGACCAATTTTGAAAATTGCTGCGGTTGGTTTTAGATTATTAACAACTGCAATGTTGGCAAATCCAATTTTAGCGGTTGCGGCCGCAATTGCTGCGGTTGTTTTAGCTTTAAGAAATTACAAAAAAGCACAAAAAGAAGCAACGGCGGCGTCAATTGGCAAATTGGACATTGTTCAAGTCAATGAAGAATTAAAAAATTCAGAAAACGAATTGGCCGAATTAGAAGCAAAAAGAAGTCGAATATCTTTGGGCGCATATAAACAAGGCAAAAAACGATTACAAGAAAATATTGTTTTATTAAATGAACGAAAAAATGTTTTAGAACAACAAATTGAATTGGAATCAAAAGAAAAAGATTCTCAAAAAGATGATGACGCCGGATTTGATTTTGCCAATTTGTTGGAAAAACACCGACAAACAAACAACGCAATTGTTCAAAGTGACGTTGACACCGCAAACAAGCGAAAAGAAGTAAAAGCCGCAAGCGTTTTAGAAATGCAAGGCATCGATTCGGCGGACAAAGAACAACAAATCACAACCGACGCGGAATTTAACGCAATACAAGGCGAAACAGAGGCCGAAAACTACGAACAAAAGAAAACGCGTTTTTTAGGGTTTTTGTTGGCACAACAAGAAGCATTGTCATTAATGCAAAACATTGGTCAACAAATTGACGCATCATTTGGCGCCATTGGTAATTCAATTATGCAAATGTTTGGCGGCGCACAATCGGCAACGGGTGCATTTATTGGAACACTTGCAAAAGACGCATTGAAAATTGTCGGACACAATTTAAAGGTTGCAATGTCCAACGCAATCACCGGCGCAACCGAATCGTCAAAAAGTTTTGGACCGGCCGCGGCGTTTGTTTTACCGGCATTGATAGCGGGTGCAACTGCATTGGTGACAAGTTCGTTTTCTAAATTTGCGGACGGTGGTATTGTTAGCGGTCCCACAATGGGATTGGTTGGTGAATATCCAGGCGCGCGACAAAATCCGGAAGTCATTGCACCACTTAACAAACTGCAATCAATGATTGGTGGCGCCGGTGGTGGAAATTTAACCGTGACCGGAAACGTGAGGGTTGACGGTCAAGACTTATTGATTGCGATTGAACGCGCCAATGAAACGGCCGGACGAATATATTAAAAACAACTTATGGCATACGGCGTAAAATATAGGCTTGAATTTTCGGACGTTTTGGGGTATCCAAAAAAACTTGAAATACTTAAAAAAAATTATTCCGGTGATGTTTTGCCAATTATCGGGGGTTCAAATCCCGTTCAAATTTCGTGGCAATCATCAGACGATTTTTATAAATCAATTATCGGATCAAAATGTCAATTAAAATTGTTTGTCACCGATTCGGTTTCTTATGATGATTTTTACAAGTTTGACGAACGCGAATACAAAGTAAATGTTTATTATTCCAAACCAATTGTTGATGATTTTGAAACGCGAATTGTTGCGGACAATGGGTTCATTGAATCGTTTGATTGTTTAGAAAACGAAACAAAGTTTTTCAAAGATTCAACGTTTTATCAAAAAAGGGTTTTCAATGATTCGGGAATAATAGAAAGTTTGAATTGTATTGAAACTCAAATTTCAAATAACATTCACAACGATTTCGGTTTATTTTGGACCGGCTTTTTGGTGGTTGATAGGTTCCGCGAATCACTACAATCGCCGCCGTTTGAAATTACTTTGAACGCGTTTGACGGTTTGGGGACACTTTCAGATTTTGACGGCACGGTTGCCGATTTTTATTCGTCATCAAATAATAATTCCTACAACGACATTCAGCGAATTGCATTGATTTTGCAAAATTTAGATTTGGACATTCCAATTAATTGCATTAATGACATTAATTTTGGGAATATTATTGCCGGTTACAATTACGGATCAACCGATTCGGTTTTTCCATACAATGCGACAATGTTTGCAACGCAAGAATTGGCAAACGATTTTGATATTTTTAACGCAAAGGAACAATTGGAATTGATTTTAGGTTTATACAATCAAAGGATTTTTCAGTCGTTTGGCAAATGGTATATTGTTGAAGCGTCAAACATTTTTGACATTACGGTCAAAGATTCAATTTATGCTTACTTACAATCAAACAACGCGGTTCCGACGGGGATTCAAAACGATATTTTTAATCAACTAAATTCAACGCATAATGAACGCGTAAAAAATAGACGTCATGATTATTTGGGCGCTATTGTTGACACGATCAACGAACCGGTTGTATTGGTGGCACCAAAAGAATTGACACCGGTTGGCGGCGATTTTAATGTTGAATATTTGCAACCGCTTAATTCTATTGTTGTAAAGTCAAAACAAAACAATTTGCGGGGTGAGTTTTACAATTCCGGCTTTGAATATGGCGCAAGCGATTGGACCATTTTGAATAGTTACGCCGAAGTTGTTGACGCCGATTTTAAATTCAAGGGCAAAAAGGCGTTGAGGTTGACCGGAACCGCGCCAAAAACCCCGGAAAATATAAAGATAATGAATTTTCAAAGTTTTGGAACAATAGACGTTGCGAATTTCTTTGAGGAATTGAACCAATTCGGATTGGAGTTTTATTATTTAGTAGAAGAATCAAGCGCCATTGGTATTGAAGCAAACGTTTCATTTAAAATTGATTTACGTTTGGATTTTGTGACGCCACAATTAACACATTTTTATGGTTGGGATTCCGACGCGAAAAAATTTACAAATTTTAGTCCGTTTCAACAATTGCCAGTTGTAAATAATTTAACAAGTTCGGAAAATAATTTGTTCAAAAAATTTAGTCAAAAATTAAGTAATAACGGAATCGATCAAAGTCCAAGCCAAGCCACATTAACGGCCGTTACAATGGAAGCGTTTTTATTAAACACAACAACAACGGCGTCAACCTATGTGACAACCTATTTTGATAATATGAAAACAATCAAGCCGGACGACGCGCGGTCGGTTGATGATGTCACATTAAAAACAACGATTTCAAACGCAACCACAACCACAACAACAAAAAATTTCACGAAATATTTAAGCACAAACACACGTCGAACGTTGAATCGTAATTTAGCACGAACACGGGACAATTTGACCGGTTTGGGCGGATTTTTATTTAAAAAAACGTACGAAGTCACAACGCAAAACATCGCTAATGATTTCAGAAGTTTTGTCAAAAGATACGACGGTCTTTTTAGAAATTCAAGGCGAAAACCTTTGTCAATTCACAATAAATTATGGGTGAATTTTGCCACAAAAACAGAAAACGAACAACCGGCAATCATTGACGGGTTGTCATATAACGTTAAAAAAAATGAATACAAAATCACGTCGCACGTTCCAAACGATGATGACGACGTTACAACAACTAATTCGTATCGATAAAACATTTGCTTTGTTTGTCGGCCGTCGTGATTTCTTTATTGATTTGCGGCGGTTTTTTTTTGAAAATATTTTTTTTATTTAAAAGAAATTTTTTACTTTTGTTGCCAACAAAATTTGAAAAATATGTTTGAAAATAAATTCAAAGCGGAATTAAAGCGCTTAAATTTAAAACGTTACGATGTTTGCGAATTGCTTAATTGCACAATGCCAACATTAAAATCACGTTTGCAAAATCCGGATTCATTCACAATTGCCGAAGTCACTATTTTAAGCGACGCCGGTTTTGGAATTTCTGAAATCCTGGACATTTAATCACCTTTAAAATTTAATAAAATGAAAACAATAAACATAAAAGGGCGGGAATATATCACCGTCAACGAACGTCTAAAATATTTTAGAAGCGAACCAACATTTGACGGTTGGCAAATAAAAGAATCATTGGTCCACATTGACGCAAAAGAGGGCGTTTTTAAAGTTGCTATTTGCGACGACAAAGGCGTTGAAATTGCTTCGGCGCATTCACAAGAGTATCGCGATTCGTCATATATAAACAAAACGTCATTTGTTGAAAATGGTTTCACGTCGGCATTGGGCCGGGCGTTGGGTTATTTAGGTATTGGAATTGATACGTCAATCGCATCAGCGAATGAAGTTCAAAACGCCGTTAAAAATCAAAGCGCTGAAAAGACGAAAATTAAAGACGGCAAAAAATGGCTAACGGACGCGCAATTCAACGCGACAATGAAAGCAACAAAGGAACAAGCGGAAAAGGTATTGGCCGGCTTCTTAATTAAAAAACAATACCGCGAACAAATAAAGCAAAAATTTAATATTTAAAATCAATAAAAATGGCATACGAACACAACAATGGAAATGGAAGTTTATTCAAAAACACCAACAAAACAAATGACAATCAACCCGATTATTCCGGTTCGATTAAATTACAAGACGGCACAAATCAACAAATCGCCGCGTGGATAAAAGAGGGCGCAAAAGGAAAGTTTTTTTCAATCAAATTGTCCGATCCATACGTCAAGCCGGAAGCGGCCCCGGTCGCCGAAACGTCCGACGATTTGCCCTTTTAATCGGCAAAATGACAAACAAAGCGAAAAGCGGTTTCAGATATGAAGCCGTTTTTTTTTGAAAATAATTTTGCAAATTGAAAATATATTTTTAGTTTTATAAAAAATTAACAAAATGGAAAATTTATTAGAGTTCCTTTATTGGCGAATTGACGCGTTGCAAAACAACCTTTCAAGGCTTCAAAAGGAAAATAAAAATTTAAAGAAAATCATTAAAGAAATAAACAACTATAAAATAATAGAACAATGAAAACACAATTTGATAAATATAAAAGAAATGATTTTGTGATATATATTGGCGGAAGCGAAAGCAAATATTTGACTTATGGTCAAAAGTACCGTTTGACGAGTTCGCCTTTTAGAAATAGGATTGCAATAATAAATGACAAAGGAATTAGAATGAACACATTAAAAAAGTATTTTAATTTATGAAAACACAATTTGATTCAAATGAAAAATATCATTCGTCGCCGGGAATCAGCGCGTCGGGGTTAAAAGCTATTTATAAAAAATCGGTTTATCATTTCATTAACCAAAAACCGTTTGAAAGTTCCGCTATGGCATTGGGAACGGCGGTTCATTGCGCAATGTTGGAACCGGAAATGTATTATAAGGACTTTCACGTTATGCCGAAAATTGACCGCCGTACAAAAGCCGGAAAAGAACAATTTGAAATGGAACAAAAAAAGGCCGCCGGCAAAAAAATTGTTTCATTTGACGATCACGAAAAAATCACCAAAATTTTGGAAAACTTTCGCAATCACGATTTGGCGCAAAAATATTGTCAAGGCGAAATTGAATTGTCGCATTACGGCAAACACGACGGTTTGGACGTTCGCGTCCGTCCGGATTGTTTGAACCGCGTTTCGGGGTTTATATCGGACGTCAAAACGTGCCAAGACAATTCACCCGTTGCGTTTCGCCGGGACGTTTACAAATACGCCTATCATTTACAAGCGGCGTTTTATATGGACCAATGCGGCGTTGACAACTTTAAATTTATTGCGGTTGAAACAAATTACCCGTTCACGGTTGAAGTTTACACATTAAGCGACGAAATGATTGAACAAGGCCGAAAGGCGTGGAAACGCGCGTTTGACGATTGGAAAATATATTGTGACACCGGTATTGTTTCCGGCTTCACCTGGAATGAGTTTCACGACGACGGAAGTTTAATTTTGTGATATTATGGAATTAGAATATTTAATAAAAAAAGTCAACAAACATTTCAATTGTGACATCACAAAAAACACCCGCGAACGTGAATTGGTTATGGCGCGCGCCGTTTATTTTTGGCTTGCAAAATACACAACCAAAAAATCAGTTAAAAAAATCGGTGCGGCCGTTGGACGCGATCACGCGTCCGTTCTTTATGGTTTGGCGAATTTGGATAATTGGATTCGGTTTGATGATTTTTTCCGCGTTGATTTTCAGGCGTTGAAAATGATTATTTTAAGCAGCTATGAAACCAAAAAAATGACGCCCGAATCATTACTTTACAAATACAATACATTATTAATTGAAAACGACGTATTAAAAAAACAACTTAAAAAATATCAAAAATGAATTATAAAAACCAAACAAACGCGATTGAAAACGAAACGTTTGACGCGTACAGAACCCAACAAAAAGAAATTGAAAAGGCCAAAAAGATGCTTAAAAAAAATGGCTTTGTCATAATTAAAAAACAAAAATCGTGAATCCGGCATTTTTTCACCCGTGTCCGGTTTGTTTTGCGTTGTGTTTTTTGGGATATTTGTATTTTAAGAAACGTAAAAAATAAAAAACCAATGGCGAATCCCTATTCAAAATATTTAAAAGGTGAGGACAAAATGCAGCGCGCAATAATTAACTATTTACAACTGCAATATCCGAATGCGGTATTCACACACCCAATGAATGAGGGACGCCGAACACCATTCGAACAATACAAAATGAAATATTTAGGGACAAAGCCAGGAATTCCGGATTTATTGATATTTACGCCAAACGCCAATTTCAGCGGTTTAGCGCTTGAATTAAAATATAAATATAACAAACCCACGGAAAGGCAAAAAAAGTGGCTTAAATGGCTTGAAAACTGCAATTGGGCGGCGATTTGGTCAAATGATTTGGAACAATGTATTGAAACAATAGACAAATATTTTAAAAATGAATTAAAAATCACACCACAAAAATGAAATATCACACTATATATTTTGATGATAAAAATCAAAAAATTCGTTTCACACAAAGTTCACCGGACGACATCGCGGTTTCTTACAATTACATAGGCAAATCAACCCGCGTTGAATTTGATTTGTTCATTGAGTTACTATGGTATAAATTTGAGGACGGCGACATTGAATTGGAACAACTGAAAAAAATATTTGACGATTTACGTTCCTTTTGCGATCATATAAAATACAATTTGATTTTGTAGTTATTTTTTATAAATTTGTTTTTTGCGTCGCGGCATTAAAATTTTACCAAAACCCTATTGATGAAGCGACCGCGACCGCTGATTTGATAGGGTTATTTTTTTAAATATGCAATACAATAAGATTTTCAAGCCAAAAAAATTTGACCGGTTTACGGTTGTTCCGAATGCTATATTTAGACACAAAGGCATTTCAGCAGCTGCGACCGGTTTATATTGTTGGCTTTTTTCCCACGATTCAAACACCGAAATGACCGTGCAATTCATTTGCGGCCATTTTAAAGAGGGCAAAGACGCCATAAATAAAAGAATAAAAGAATTGATTCAAACGGGTTTTTTGGTGCGCGTTGAAGTTCGCAAGGGCGGAAAATTCGCGGGATATAATTATCATCTAAATGACACCGCAACCGGAAAAACCGGCGCCGGAAAAACCGCGGCGGTTTTTACCGCTGCGGTAAATCCGCAACAAAGTAATACTAATATAAACTATACTAATAAAGAAATACTAAAAAAAGAATATACCACAAAATCGGAAAAGCGCCAATTTGACGATAAAACGAAAACGGCGTTTCCGCATTTTGCAGCATTATTTGATTTAAAATATCGCCCAAAAACCGAAACCCAAAAAATTAAATGGTTGGATTGTTTGGACAAATTGCAAAGGTTGGACGGTTACGATTTGCGCGAGGTTTACAACATTTCTAAAAATTTGCGAAATGATGAGTTTTGGCAAAACAATTTTTTATCAATTCTAAAATTAAGAAACACCGACAAAAACGGAATCAAATACATTGACCGTTTTATGGTCCAACACAAAGCCAAACAAAAACCGGTTGGGTTTACTAAAATTAAAAACCTAAAAGAATTTTTTATATACAAAAACCCGTCCAACGGAAAAAAGGAAATCGGCGCCAAAACTAAAAATGGCGACATTCACGAATTCCAAATCCGTGGTTTGATGATGACAAACGAATTCCAGGAATTAAAAAAATACGTTTTGAATGAATTATAAAAAATTCAAAATCCCGGAAAAACTAAAAAATGATGTTTGGCATTTCGTCAATCAACATAATATCGGCAACCGATTCGAGGGAAACGGTTCAAAAGAACAACAATTCGTTGGATTGATTGGTGAAATAATGGTGAAACGATTGTTTGGTTTTGATCACGAATTTAAAAATGGTTTTGACGGCGGTTTTGATTTTGAATATAAAGGCCTAAAAATTGACGTTAAAACAATGGGACGAACCGTTGACGTTCGAGATTATTTTGTCAACAATTTCGTGGTGCATCAAATAAAATATGATTGTGATATTTATATATTTTGTTCACTAAACAAGCGAAAAAATGAATTGACAATTTGCGGTTACATTGGCAAAAAAGAATTGTTAAAAGTTGCAACGTTGATAAAAAAAGGCACAATCAGAACATTAAAAGACGGAACAACGTTTCCATTGAAAACATCAAATTTTGAAATTAAAAACACCGATTTAAAAAACATTAAAAATTTATTTTATTATTTACCTAAAATTTAAAATATTTTTTTAGTTTAGCAATTGAAAAACAATAAACAATGAAAACATTTAACGATTTCGGCATTGACATCGGCAACAAATCGACCGGTAAAATAAAAACACAATGTCCACAATGCAGCCACACACGAAAAAACAAACGCGACAAATGTTTGTCCGTTGATATTGACAAAGGTTTATTCAATTGTCACAACTGCGGGTTTTCCGGCACAACTAAATTTGAAAAGAAAAAAGAATTTGTCCGTCCTGAAAAAATAAAAGTCAATTTGACCGAACGCGTTGTCAAATGGTTTGGTGAACGTGGCATTTCAGAACCAACGCTTCAACATTGGAAAATTGGCGAATCATTGGAATACTTTCCGCAAGTAGGTAAAAAACGCCGCGCGATTAATTTCAATTATTACCGCGAAAATGATTTGGTAAATGTCAAATATCGTGACGGCCAAAAGAATTTCAAAATGGTTTCCGGTGCTGAATTGATATTCTACGGCCTGGATAATATCAAAACAATGGAAAAAATATTCATTGTTGAGGGCGAAATTGACGCATTGTCATTGCACGAGGCCGGGATTTATTCCGTTTGTTCCGTTCCGAACGGCGCATCAAAAGGAAATCAACGTTTGGAATATTTGGACAACTGCTTTGAATACTTCAAAGACAAAAAAGAAATCATACTTTGCACCGACAATGACAACCCCGGTATTGAATTACGCAATGAATTGGCGCGACGCTTCGGCGCTTATCGTTGCAAATACGTTGATTTCGGCGCTTTTAAGGACGCCAACGAGATATTGACGACAAAAGGTGCCGAAACTTTGCGAAACGTCATTAAAACGGCTAAAAACTTCCCATTGGAAGGCGTGTTGAATTTAGATAATATTTGGGATTCCGTTTTAAATTATAACGAAAACGGCGTCAAAAATTATTCTATTGGTTTGCCAAACGCCGATAATTATTTCAAAATGGAATTGGGACAATGGTCCGTTGTGACCGGAATTCCGAATTCGGGAAAATCGGACGTAATGGATCAAATCTGTTGTAATATGGCGTTAAAATACGATATGCGTTGCGCTATGTTTGCACCGGAATCGTTTCCATACGAGGGCCATATTAAACGCATCGCAAATAAATTAAACGAAACCAATTGCAACAACGACCAATTGAACCAAACAAAAGATTTCATTCAAGACCATTTTTTTTGGGTTAAAATAGATTTAGAAAATTTAACGCTAAAAGGGATATTAAACGCCTTTAAAGAATTAGTATTCCAAAAGGGAATCAACGTTTGCGTCATTGATCCCTGGAATATGTTAGACCATTCAGCGCAACGGGACCATTCATATATTGGGCGGGCGCTTTCTGAAATCACACAATTTTGTCAACAAACAAACACGCATTTGTTTTTGGTGGCGCACCCCCGCAAAATAGAATCCGAAAATGGACGGTATAAAAAACCAACGCTTTATGACATTAGCGGTTCCGCCGATTTTTTCAATAAGGCCTACAACGGTTTGATTGTTTACCGCTGCATTGGTGAACGTACTAAATTCAAATCCGACGTGGTTAAAATATATATTGAAAAAGTCAAACGAAAAGAAAATGGACAATTGGGCGATTTTGATATTGCACCGGATTTCAACAATGGCGGGATTTACAAAGACATTGATTTGGAAACTAAAAAATTTGAAGTAATAAAAGATAATATCCCGTTTTAATTATGGCAAAGGCAACACAACCCACACCGGAACATCAAAAGGCGCTTAAATGGTGCTTAAAAAACGAAATAAAGGTATCACAACACCCAACATTGAAAGGCTTGCGCGTTGAAATAAACAATCGCGGCACCCGAATTTTGTCCCCGGAAACATATTCCAAAATCCAGGCAAACAATAAATGTTGGGAATTATATTTGTACCTTTACAAAAAATATTATTAGTTATGAGATTAAATTTTAATACTATTATCTACCCGATTTTCGGTTGTTTAATTGGCGTTAATTATTGGAATTCAACAATGGATCACGTTGTTGTTGAATCAGCAGCCGACGACGCCGACGAACATTGTTTGGAATTTCATTTGTTTGTCGTTGGCATTTCCTTTGTTTGGTACACCGAAAAATAAATATTCTAATTACATAATAATAAATAAGATTAGTTGACACTTTTCGTCAATTTATAATTAATTATTTTTGCAATATGGCTACAAAAACCAACATATTAAAAAACAATTTGATTCAAGCGTTGGAACAATCATTGGGAATTGTGACCGACGCGTGCAAAAAAGTTAAATGCAACCGTTCAACGTTTTATAAGTATTACAACAACGACAAAGTGTTCCGGGCAAAGGTTGATGATTTGCAAAATCTTACATTGGATTTTGTTGAATCACAGTTGCACGAACAAATAAAAGAGGGCAACACAACGGCAACAATATTCTATTTAAAAACAAAAGGAAAAAAACGCGGGTTCATTGAACGTCAAGAAATACAAATGGACGGAAGCATTGAATCAAAAGTCATTGAATGGACACCGGCAAAGGACAAATAAAAGAGTTTTGCAACGTTCAATTTTACCAAACATTGAATTCAAAGGCTCGAATTAAAGTACATCAGGGCGGGACGCGTTCCGGGAAAACGTACGCCATTTGCCAATTCTTAATTTATAAGTTAACCACAACCAAAAAGCCGATCACAATATCAATCGTGCGGAAAACATTGCCGGCGCTTAAAAGGTCGGTTTTACGCGATTTTATCGCCATTGCTACAAACTTGGGGGGTTACTATAAAGGCGAACACAACAAGGCGGAAAACACCTTTAAATTCAACGGCTCGATTGTTCAGTTCTTATCAACCGACGACCCGCAAAAGATTAGGGGCGCCAAACACGATATTTGTTTTTTGAACGAGGCCAACGAATTAACGTTTGAAGATTTTCGTCAATTGAATATGCGGACCGTTGGCGAATTGATTATTGACTTCAACCCGTCAGACCCGGTGCATTGGCTTTATAATGAAGTGATTGAACGCGACGATTCGGATTTGTTTATTACAACGTACAAAGACAATCAATTTTTGCCGTCTGAATT